TCTATTCTGTATAGCATATCTTCCAAGGCATTTCTGAAATCTGTCCCGTAATGAGACTCTATCTTATTCATATTGTCGCTAGAGAAAATGGCATCGGCATTCTTCTTCCACTCTGAAATATACTCAGCCCTCTTTACGTCGTCAATAATTCTCTCGACATCTTCAAAAATCGAACCAAAAGTCCATTTTGATTTTGGTCCAACCCATGAATCTGTAGTGCCGGTTAATTCTTGAAGATATGTTGCGTATTCTAGCATTCTTGGATTGGATAATACAATATCGTTTAGTGCTTTAGCGTCGGCCTCGCTTATCCCTAACAATGAATTTGTATTTCCAGATTTTAAGTATAAGTAAGCCCTTAATGCCTGGTCATTTGTATATTTAAGATATCCAGAGCTTTTTGGCATAGAAACTTTTACATCCTCATATTCCCTGTTTAAGTCTTTGAAGTCTCTAGTTATTTTTTGTCTAGCATGGGTCATAGCTACATAAGCCCTATTCAATGGCTCTGTGAGATATTTCTCAAAGAAAGCTTTTTGAGCATCACCTTCTTTTCCTTTTCCTAAGAAAGAATACCAAAAACCAGTAAAATCTTCAGCTGAAGGAGACATAAACCTGAACTTCTTCTTTCTTCTATCAGAGTTAAGTCTAGCTGTAGATTCTGATATTTGCTCATCTATACTTATTCCAGTTGCTTTTTTAAGTATATTCGCAGTTACATACTCAAGATTAGCTCTATCGGTCTTTGACTCTGGATTACTTCCTAAACCATTTTCTTGAGTAAATGCCTTAGACGCGCTAAATATCCTAGCGCCATCTTTTTCAGCTACAGTTCTAAGTTCCTTGTACCTTCTACCGGTTAAATGTGTCTTATAATCAACGTCTATATTCTTGACTCCATTCATTATAAGCCTAACACCTCTCGAATCTATGTCTCTTGCGTAATACGAATCTACAATACCTCCTCTATACCTATAATTGCTTGATGGCATCTTGCCTGTAATCGCAGACATTGCCGCTTGAACGTCATAACTCGATGTTGTTACGGCATGTTCTATTTGAACGTAAGCCCGATGCCTTGCATTTGGATCTTGTTTTTTCTTTTCATTAATAGAGATAGTTGACTTATCGCCACGAATCAAAGTGTTTTCACTTATCATACTGTGATTTTTACTTATCTCAACTAAATTTTTAGTGCCAGCTCCTGTATTGATTAATGAGTATGTTGTATATGCTACTGCTTCTGAATATTGCTCTTTAGTAAGGCTTGGGTCGGACAACATGTCATTGAGTCCAGATATGATAGTGTTTCTGATATTTAACTTTAAGCTATTATACTTTTTAGACTTTTCGATAATCCCCTCGACGAATTTAAGTCTAGTTTCGTAATCTTGCCCTACTGTTCTCCTGAGATATGCATTTATCTCTGAACTAAGTAGATTTGAGAAGAAAAGCTTATTATCTACGCTTTCCAGTTTATCAAACTCACTCCTTGTATTATTTGCATATCTTTTAGTTCTGTCTGAAATATTAAATTTTCCTGGGCTAACTTTTGATCTGTTATCTGCATCGTAGTGAAACACATACTTAGCTATATCTTTGGTTAGATTATCATTGTTAATCAGGTTTGATATTGCATCATAAGCTTTTTGAGAGTACTCCGATAATATTCTAGAGTCCTTCTTGTTTTTGTATATTTCAGCTAGTCCCTTTAAAACGGATTTAGCGTCAACTCCTTTTTTATTAAAAACACCTTTTATTCCCGGGTGCATCATTAACAACGTACTAGCCTTTGATCTAGTCGCCCTAAGCTCGTACAGTTTTAATACCATCTTAAAGAATGTATCAGACAACTCTTCGTCATTCATTATCTGAGACATCATGTAGTTTCCATACCTATACAAATCCTCATCGCTATCCAATGACTCTATTGTTTCTTTGATGTTTTCTTCAGTTATATTTAATTCAGAGTCTATAACGTTAAACTTAGGCCTTGTAAATGTCTTCCCAGTAGAAAGCATGTTTTTACTTCTTCCAGCTCCAAAATCAACTATCATTTGAGCTGGGATACCCATCTCCTCCATTATTTTTCTTCCCTCGGTATTAGTTATCAGCTTTCCAATTTGTCTTAACGTTGCAAGTCTTAAATTAGCCTCGTCACTCTTACCTCTTAAAGAATTATTAGTGCCATCTTCGTTGATACCAAGCATCGACAGAAATTCAGATTTGTTAAATTCCTTTTTAAATTTAACAATTCCAGAACTTGCTCCAGTAACTTTCTTTCCTGTCTTAGCTACACCTTCTTCAAACTCCCTTTTTAAGCGTCCTGTACTTGGGTTTACTTCTGGTCTAGTTAAATCAACTTCATAAAACTTATCCATAAGTAAGCGCTTCATATTCACACTTATTCCTCTTCCCTCGGCCGACGCAGGGTCTAGCACATAGTTTGCATCTGGCAATATGTTGTAAATATCTTCAGCGGCATCAAATATTATCTTAGCAGACGAGTTTAATTCATCTGCATTTAATTGCCCAGTCTCTTTGAGGAATCTTTCTTCTCGTATCTGAAACTTTTCAGATAATGACTCAGTAACTAAATTACTTGTGTCTCCGAAGAACATTTTAGCCTTTTCACTAGTGTTAAACTTAGACCTTACTTCTGCAGATGCTTTTGATTCGAACTTCTTGTCTTTGAATATAGATATTGGATCTATCAAAACATCTCCCTCATCAAACAACACATGATCAAATGCTTCGTCAAAATTATCTTGATAAGCTATGTCATATCCAGCTTCATAGTCGTCAGTTCTAACATTATATTGCTCCTTCTTGTATTTAGTACTGTTTGCCAGGTTAAGAGCCTCCTGCCTAACCTTGTCAGTCAAGTAACCGTTCAGTTTTTTCAGCGAAGGGTCGTAAGTTTTTAGTCTATGAGCAAGACCTGTTTTCCCTCCCCATCCATCTATAACATCATCAATGAATGATTCTTTTTCATATTCAGAAATTTTAGCAGCACCCATTACGTCTTTAGCGTTGTACTCTATGAGCTGTTTTAATGCTTTTCTAACTTTTGGTCTGTTAAGTATCTCTGGCTTATTCTCTAAATCCATTGTTTCTTGAGCCTCGCTGAAGACAGATTTCCAAGAGCTCGGGCTTTTTTCTTGCTCATCCGCAAGATTCATTATAGCCTCTGTATATTGATCCATGTCCAGCTCTCCATTTCGAAACATTCTGTCGTACATAGACCTCTTTTCAGAGATGCTAAGCAAATTCCCATTTCCTCTTGACAGCCCACCACTAAGTTTGTTTTTGCTCTTCCAAAAGCGCTCAAATGACCTAAGATGGTTAATCGTAGATTTGTTAATATCTGAATTCTCGGATGCATTGTTTAATTCTCCAAATAATTCTTTTTGACCTATCCTAAACAAGTCCTTAAATCTGAAAGAAGAGTCTATGTCTGAATCATTAATATATCCTATTGAGTTTAAATCGGTATACAGATTCATCAACTCTTCGAACCTCAACCTTTTATCGCCTCTAGTTATTTCGTCGTATTGCTTTAACCTTTCCTGAATTTCAGTATTTAATCTTTCGTTATTTACCCTCGTATCTTTTCTGTTAAATATCTTATACTCTATTCTAGCCTTCAATTCGTTATAAGCCGCATCTACAATAGCTTCATCCATGTTTTCGATGTTTTTCATCGTCATCCAATGGTGTCCGATTTCGTGTTTCGGAGATGTAGCAGCTAAAGACTTATCTAGATCACTCATGTTTTCATCCTTCAGAACGGACCTTATCTTATAGTCATTAACAAATGTGAGCCCATAGTTAGCGTTTGCGTTAGCTGTTAGTATTTCAAGAGCTGTATTAGGGTCTTTTCTTATGCTTTCTATGAATTCAATCCTTGATTTTTCAGGGAGATTATTAAATGACTCGTCATTCTGTAATTGAAATATAAACTTATCAGCAAGTTTATTTAAGGTTTCGGCATCTACACTGTCATTATTCTCAATTTTTTTAGCAATATCATTAGCTGCGTTTACAAGACCCATATAATTATCTCCCATCTTGAAGAAAGACCTTCCGGATTTTGCTTTTGAAACGCCTAAAGCCGCCTTATAGTTGGCCATAAGAAGAAAATCCTTTGCGTTCAAATCAGCATCTTCTTGACTGGTTAATTTAGCTATTCTATCATTATATGAGTTGTACTCTTTATTCAGATCAGTAAGTATAGATTGTACATTTTTGTTTTGTACTTTATCTCCTTGCGTTATCTGCTTTCTTGTTAACTCAGTAACTTTATTTTTTACCTGAGCTTTCTTGTATGTCAAGTCATATACCTCTTGAAATTCCTCACTGCTCAATGACAGCATTTTAGCCCATGCGTTCTGTTCGTTTATAGATATTTCGCTAAGCAATTTCTTATACTCCTTATCAGCTTCCATCCTTTGGCCGTAGTCTAAACTCCTATCATTTAAGATGTTTTTATAGTTCATTAACTTGCCAAATTGCTCTTTTCTTCTAGCGTTCTCTATAGCGTTGTTCACCAATGGAGACATTGCGGATATGGAACCAAAAGCGAGACCGCTTCCCCCTGAATTTATCAAGATATTGGCAGTCATATCCCATGTTGTTATATCCGATATGTCTTGCAGTATTTTGTCAAAACTTCTTCCTTGACCAAGCCACAAGTTATCTACTAGAGTTTTATCCATGTATGCTATTGGGTATTCCTCAGAAAGTTCTCCAAGCGTCATACCACCTCCCTTTTTAAGTAGTTTCAACTTGCTTGGGTCGTAAAATGCTTTCCCTATTTTAGTTCCTTCGAATAGTTTGCCTACTCCTGGCACTTTCAACTGCCCAGTACCCAATGCTCCAGCCAATCTAGTTATTCCGCCTTCAATTACACCACTCATTACAGCAGAATAAAATATGTCGCTATCGGTGTGTTTTAACATCTCTAGCTTTTCTATTTCCGATATTATCTGATCTTTATTGTCTGCGTTTTCTGGGTTTTCTAATGATTTAGTAAGGTGCTCTATTTGAGCTCCTATCATCCTATTATAATATTTTAAGTCTGATTTCTTTTGCCCTACTTGTGATAAGCCAAATATCGTAGGAGCTATAACTTGACCTCCAGGCAACGCATACATCATGACGCTGCCTACTGTAGATGCTGCGTTAGAGGCAAGAACCTCTCCGATATAATCGCCAAATGAAGCTTTCCCAGATTTAAAATCATCTAAATTCAATGGTTGAGCTACATTTTTCCATCTTTCATCAAATGCAGATGTTATTTCTTCCTCTAAAGCATCTTCTCTCTCTATGCTTGCAGACGGAGTGATTACAGATAAACCAATCACAGTTTTACCTAGAAACCTATCGACGTCTCTAAGCGCCATTGATGATTTCCGGTAATCAGTAGCTGCTGCTTTCTTAATATTTTCATCAAGATTAACGTCATCAGTCATAGACATTAACTCTGTACTATCTTTTATTAACTCATCTCTTAACCTACCTATCGCGTTAAGCTTGTTATATATATTGTTGTAAGAAGGAGAATTATATATATCCATAAATTCGTCAAGCAGAACCATAGCTTCAGACTCACTTGTCGCTGACTTTATTTTTTGCTCTATATTAAGTAGCTGGCTATTAAAACTTTTAACTTGATTAACAAGTAGTTCTACATTATTATTATCCCTAAAGTCACTTATCGTTTTTCTTTTTAGGTCTAATTTAGCTTTTAATGCAAGAGCTTTGTCGATGTTAGAACTGGAATCGTATTGGAGAAGATTTCCAACTACCTCTTGTTCGGCCTCGTCGTACTTCCTCATGAAGTATCCAAGCTCTTTATCTCTTTTCTGGTTTAATGATTCCTTCTCGACATATAATTCATCTACTCTTTCTGATATTTTTTTTGACTCAGATTCACTTTCAGATTCATAAGTCTCATTTAATAAAGCGTTTATTTCGTCCTGCTTGCGTATTATTTCGTTATCAATAGGACCTAACACATCGGACTTATATTTATCAACCTCGTCGTTTATAGATATAGTCTTAGTTCTTTCCACAGGTATCGTTCCTCTACCAGTATCTACATATTCTGTATAGGTTTCTGTTCTGGTTAGCTCTGGGGCTTTACTGCTTACAGTCACCTCTGGAACCTCTAACCCTCCGGTTTGACCTCCTTGTTTAACGCTAACTCCATACTTTGGGTTGTTAATGAAGCTTTGTAAGTAAGATGATGGAGATACGTTGTACTGGTTTGCAGCTTCTATGATTTCCTTTTTGTTATACATGACCCCTTCGTCGCCTAGTCCAGGTCCTTTTATTATATATGAATCTCCAAGTGTTTTATCAAAATCTTTGTCAATGAAGGTAATATCCTTATACTCTTCTATTGTTAACGGAATCTTTTTGCCGTCCTTTATGTAAAAATCAGCTATAGCAGTATCAGATTCAATGTATTCTTCTTGAGAGCCCAAAGAACCATCTTCCAATTTGGATTCCGTAACGGGTGCTTGAACTTCTTCCGCAGTCGCACCCGTATCCTGCGGTGTTGTCTTTGATTGCTTCGGAACAGCTCCTTGCATTAAAGCCTCAGACATAGCCGCATACTGATCCTCTTGACTTGGTGTCTTTGCTGTAGGAGTTGTTTCTTCTACTTCTGGTTTTTGTTGAGTAGATGTCATACCTTCACCTACACCCAAAAGTACTTTAAAGTCATCTATACTCTTTGTGTATCCTTTTGATTTGAAAAGATTATAAGAGTCGTTAAGAGCCTTTTCGTTTGAATTTATCAGTTTTACGTAGTCATCTATACTCTTTGTGTATCCTTTTGATTTAAAAAGAGTATAAGAGTCGTTAAGAGCCTTTTTGTTCATTCGTTGTAAGTGCTTGTGTTTGTGAGGGTTCGGTTTCGTCGTAAATGCTTGTGTCTATTTGATTTACACTTTCTGAAGCAGTTGTTGTTGTCTGTTTTGATTCGCCCATCATTTCACGAACAACATTACGCATTCCTTCTAGCTTTGTTTTTTGGTTATTTAGTATATTCGATATTACATTTCTAACATTGGCTTCATTCATGTCCCTAACCATTATTTGATTACTCATGGTATGGTTGCCTACTTTATTCTCTATATTATACCCAGTTATTTCGCCACTACTTTCGTCTATTACAGGGCCTGTAACACTGAATCCCATGCCATTTAAGTTATTGACCAACAAGGCATCGACAACCTGCTTAAACTTAGGACCATTTTTCACCATTCCAGATAGATTAGATAACCATGCTGTGTCTTCTAGTGTGGTTAAACTTTGCATAAGCGCGTTATACTGACCGTTAATTATTTTATCCAAATCAGTTGGTTTATATCCTGATCCTGTTGTTTGAGATGCTCTTATTTTAGCGTACTCCAAAGCTCTTTCTTGTTCAGCTTGCATCTTATAAGCCGCTGCAAAATCAGAGTAGTTATATACGGAACCAATTGCCTTTTGGCCCAACTCATTCGCCATTAATGTGAATTGCTTGTCAGAGAAAGCATCTTTCTCCTCTATAGATTTAAATCCGCTAACTACATCTGGGTCATTATAATACATGGAACCTCCTTCTCTTTGAGTAGCTGAAGATATTTCATTACTATATAGATAACTCCATAACTCTGGGCTATCTTCGTTCTTCAACATGAACGTAAATTGTTCGGAAAGTTTTTTCTCTATTTCTTCAACTGACAATCCAAGTTTTGCAGCTTCCTTAAATATCAAATCTGCCTTTGTTCTAAAGGCTGAGTTAAGAGCTTTGTAATCTTCTTCATAATCGCTTCTCTTCATAAATTTTGCCGATGATAATTCATCTAAAGAAACTTCCCCAAAATCTCCAGTTATTTTTAAATCTAATCCTTTGCCTTCTATTTTTATGCTTTTATCTCCTCTAGTCATGGCCGCTTTTAAAGCCCCAAGTTTTGAAGAGTTTCTCATATCCCAATCCTTATCGTCTATCTGAGCCAATTCTCCTAATCTACCAATAGTTCCTTTTATAGATGAAACCTTTCTAAGCATTTTAGCTTGTTCGGATGCGCTTGCAGTAGCGAAGCTTCCTTCTGTTATAATAGCATCAATAGACGATTGTAGTCCGTCCATCATCCTTGCGTCAAGTCCAGCTATAGCGCTTAGGTCCGAAGATTTATACGCTCCAGCCAATGCCTCGTCTTGCTCTTTAGCTATCCTTTCTTTCTCTAGACGCTCTTCTTCAAACTTTTGTTGAAACTTACCAAAAGACTCTTCAAACCCTTTTGAAAAAGCCTGAGTATCTGCAAAGTATACTTGTGGATTCCTATAACTCATAATTAATCTCTAAATTGAATATTTGGAACAAATCTTTGAGATCCATATTTAGCCCCAAATGCAGATATGTCACTCCCTAAAAGCGTTGATTGAAATTGATTTGCATAGCCACCTCCTATTGGGAGAAATTGATTAGGATTGCTAAATGGGTCTGAATAAGATGACGAATATCCTAAACCAGCTGATCCACTGCCAGAACTAGAAGACTCTTGACTTCCTCCACCACCTCCGCCACCTAAAGCTTGAGCTCCAAAACTAGCAGCAGTACCTATAAGTTGTCCTAAGGCTTGGTTTTGTTGAGATTTTGCTTGAGCCTCTTGAGCCCTATATTGTTGAGCTAAACTCGAAACCCTATCTAATTGAGAGATCTCCCTTTCTTCTTGCATCGACATTCTTTCAAGCTCACCAGATCCCATTAATTCTTGCCGTCTCATTTCTGATTGCAATTGCATTTGCTCCATAGACTGTTGTCCTCTAGCTCTTAATTCAGCATTTCTAGCTTCTTGAGACTCAATACTTGCGGATATACCTTGTTTGCTTGCTGCAGCTTCCCTAGCTAGTGCAGTAGCCCCTCCAGCTCCAGCTCCAGTAGCTCTCAACGTATCTAATGCCGATGCCAATCCAATATCAGTTTGTTCTGCTTGCATTTGAGCTGCTTGAGTAGCTACCTGAAGATTTGCAAATGGATTAGACACCATACTTGTTAAATCCTGAAGGTTAGCATAAGGATTTGTTATGTCTTGTCTATTAGCTTCCAATCTCTTTAAATCAGCTTCATATTGCCTTGCAGCTCTCCTTGATTCCCTCTTTTGCTTTCCGGCCCCAATCATTCCTATTAGGCTTCCGACACCTTGCGCTATACCCGCAATTGCCATTGGAGCGATGGCCTGTTGATACTCTACAGAGCCAAATAAAAACTCTATTATTGCCTCGTTCATATTAGTAACTATTTATATTGTAATTCGTTGATACAGAGAACAACTCTTTATATGTTGTCTCTGACGTTTGTATTCTCATTTTAGCATAAAAACCTTTTACTCCAGATATATCCGCACCAAACACAACCTCATTTTCAGAAGGTGAAGTAGCGTTCATGATGTTTGAGTAATATTTGTTATGTGTTTTCTGGAATGCGGATATAATCAAATCCTGGTTATTTATGTCGTATGCAAGTATGTTTTCAGCTTGGTCAGAGTCGGTTTCTATATTAGATATATTCCACGAATCTGAACCTTCATAATTGATTGTGACTAAGTTTTTGTTCGCTGATGGTTCCGCATTAAATATAAAATCTACATATGAATCGTATGATGTCCCGTAGAATGAGCTATATGATGAAGAAGAATTATGCTTATATATGTTGTTGTTTTTAAAAGTATAATAATCACCATCTAAGCTTCCAGAGAATCCTTCTGGTATATAACTAAAGAAAGATGTCCATCCATTAGAATACTCGTCAAAAACTACAGTGTAGCTATCGCCATCGCTAACAAGTCCAGGTTCCGAAAGAGAGAGCATGTTCAACACAAGATCCTTATTATATATATCCCAAGAAAGATGTATTTGCTCCCCAAATCCAAGCCTACCAGATAAATTGTCTCTAAAGAAGGCGCGCATTCCATAATTAGATATTTCAGTTATCCCATCAGAAGATAGTCTAAGTACAGCTCCTTTAGGTTTATCTACAAAGTATTTCCTTCCTGCGTAGTGACAAAAACTCTCTGGATTTTTACCTATGCCGTAGTTAGTTCCGTAAGAAACGACGTCGCCAAGAAAAACTCTTGATGTCGTTGAAAGGGGAACTCCTTCTGCGGTATATATAATATCCTTGTCTATAGGCACGTATCTTACTTTTTCTTCTTGGAATATGTTCAGTTTTTGGTCCTCAGCAAAAAGCTTTTGAATAGACCCCTGTTGAATATCGACGGATAAAGTTATCGGCTTGTCGATTGGAAATTGATTTGTGTTGTTTACTCCTGTTCTATCGTTGTATATTCCTGAGTATATCAATGAATTTGACCTTCTCTGAGACCTATAATCTTCATTGGTTATATGAGCCCTTACGCCATAATCCATGGCCTTAGAATTGAATCCTCCTTTTATTCTAGATTCTTCTATATGCCAATTTTTTGTTTCTGATTTTACAATAATCGTATTGTAGTACTCAACTTGAATTATCTTAGCCATATATTAATTATGTTGTGCATGCAGCAGGAACAACCTCCCAATAACCAACGCTTCCGCTAGACGTTTGCAAAACAGTCCATTTACCAGTCCATCCTCCTAAAGGATCTGCATACCATCCTGAAGAGGCTAATTTATTTCCTGTTGGAGTTCCGTATATTTGAGGAGCATCAACCAAAATACCTCCTGAGTCAGGCACATCTGTATAGACTTCAAGTGTAAATGGAAACGAGTTTATATTTACGCAAGCGTTCGCTGTGTTTCCGTAATTTATGTATGAATCATATTTTAATGTTACAGCTTGTAGACCACCTGACTCTACGCTAACATACGCCGTGAGCTGTTTCTCAACATTAAAACTACCATCTGTAAGCGTTACATCAACAATTATAGACTCGCCATGATGACCATTTAAACTCGATAAAACAGTGAATATTATCTCATTGCCAGATATATTTGAATCAAGTATGTTTTGTTGCGATCCATGGTCATGGGTTTCCGTGTGTGATACGGTGAGCCCTGCGGTGCTAGCGTTTTCATCTGCAGATCCAGTCGTTATGCTTAACCTAAACGCCTCTTCTCCGACTGCGAGTGTATTATCTATAACAACATAAGACAACCCTGAAATTGTTGGTGCTGCGTTTGTTATTGTTATGTCTTTCCCTAAAGTTGTAAAATTTAATCCAGTAACATCTACTCCGTATAGATTGTTTGCTGGTGTAGTTGAATAAACAAAATCTTGTCTTGTCTTTAATTTATAATAACCATCATTAGCATCTCTCTCTATTTCAAATTGAGATGTTGATTCATTTAAAGTAAAGGTAACATAAGGCATATCAAGACCACTAGACGAGTCTATAGCTCTTATTCTTGCTACGTAGCTGCCAGATGGAGTTGCCTCAGAGACTGTAACGCTACCTTCTGATCCAGTTCCGAAATTGCTCGGCTCTATGAGTATTGTTTGTATTTGAGCATTCGCAGCTTGATTAAGCTCTTGTATTATCCCGGATGTCGATGTTTCATAATAAATATCTAATGTAGATCTAAATGGCTCTGTTTCGAAAACTGATAAAGTTCCAGTGAAAGGAGTGTTGACGTTGTTTCCAATAATACCTTCTTCTAATTTTCCTAAAAGATGCATTTTTGATTGTTGGTAAAATCCATAAGAAGTATTTGTTCCAGCATCAAAAATACCATGAGCCTCAGCTGTACCTATGCTTTCTATGTTATACAACCCTTCATTTGAAATTTTTTGATAAATAGCTTGACCATATTCCCCTATTCTGTAGTTTATTAATTTGGGGTATAATCTAGACTTTGTAGGGTATAAATCATCAGCGTCAATAGAATCGTCAGTGTTTCTTGGTACTTTATTAATATTATCGTTATGTATTGTTATATATCCTCTTGTTATTCCTGGATTATAAACATTGTAGTATTCTTGCTGAGTTTGTTTAACAACAACCCTATAGCTGTACCACCCTAAATCATTTGGCAAATTAGAATCTGCGTTTTCGTCTCCGAGTACATGTTCACCAGTTATATCTTGATTGAAAACAATTTTTATACTATCTCCTATCCAATTCAAGGAATCAAATTCCTCTGGTTTAGCAGAAACAGTAACTCTGGATGTGTCTGACAATATCACTGGAGAAGTCCTACCATATTTATCAGCAAGTATAATGCCAACCTCGTAATCCCTACGTTGTTTTACAGAGTGATGCGGATAATCTAAGCCATGCTTTTCCGTGCAGTAAACATCGTAATCAACAGTTGGCAAGCTATAGTTTTCTGTAAAATTACCATATATTATTCTATTACCAGCTAATTCCTGAGCTAACGCATTTATTGGCACGTTATCAAATACCCTTGTTATCTGATCTTCCGGAAGAGTTGATTTTGGTGGTGTTGATTTGTATATGTATTCGTATGTTTGAGAAGATATTTGATTATCAACAAGCCTTATTGTGTCTACAATTCTTACAGCATTTGAGTCAGACTCTTTATACAGAACATCTATAGATACAATTCCGTAGTCAGCTACTGGATTTGTAGAAGGTAGGTTTATTCCTAAAGTAGCCGTATTAGCTCTATTTATTGCCTTAAAGTTTTCTGTCGACTCAAGTATTTTTGATTCATCTTCTATACTTATTGAGTTGCTAGAAGTGGCTCCGCTGCCAAGCTCGAAGACAATTTGAGAAAACGGAGAAATTATAGAGTACTCATTGTCTATAAACTTATACCTATAAGCAAAGCGCACAAACTCCTCCTCCATTAACTTAGATTCTATTTCTGAGTCATACCCAGCTTGAGCTGTAGGAGCTAAATGTGGAGCGTATTTTGCAACAGATATTTTGACTTCAGAATCATAATAACCACTATCATCTAAAGCCTTTGATACACTTATTCTTCTTGGTTGATTCCGATTGTCTGTCCAAAATAATAAATCCTCTAAAAGGTTAATCCCAGTTATTTTATCATACAAGTTGAAATTTAAAAATAAACCAGAAACAAGAACATCAACGTTAGGAACACCATCCCTCTTTAGGAATATGTAATTTCCGGTAGACCCATTAGTTACAAACCAAAATATCCTATTGTTTTTGTCATCAAAAAAACTACCTATTACTTTATGATTGTTTTCTCCTGAAAGAACTTCGATATGTAAATCGTTTCCTTTTGAATTATGAACAACACCAACATTACTCCCGTCAGATTTTGTTATCTGAACATTTAAAGCATCAATATATTCTCCTTGAGGAATAAGCCTATCGTCAAGGTCTTTATTCATCTTGCCAGCAAGGAAAGTATTTTTAATTTCAGGCATTTAATTAATGTTTAATTATCTTAGACTTACCCCTCATTACATTTGTCATATCGGAAAGTTTAAGGTCATATAACCTTAATTTAGCTTGCCTCATAGACGCTCTACGCTCCCTTCTAAAGCGATTTACAACGTACTCTGGTATATTTGACATTGACGATAAAATGGAGTAAGCTACGCTCTTGTAAATAGCTTCCTCAGCGAACTTATGCACCCTCATCTCGTCATCAGAACCAAGGCTATCAGATATGTATTTTATTGTTATTGTTTTATTAATAAGATTGCTACTAAAGTTTATCTTACCATTAGCTTCATCTATAACAAATAGCCCGTTCCTATTAGCGAGCTCTGGTTCAGCCCCATATCTACCTCCTAGCCCAGATAATTTCTCAGCTAAGAACTCTGAATTATTAAAGTAATCATCATTCATTTGAGAGTTGGCTAATGAGTTTGCATCTAATGAATTAAACCTAGTGACTGTCTCAGAAACTCCAGTGACTAAATTACCACTTTCGTCGAATAAATAATTTCCTTGGTCATCTTGAGTTATTGATTCTGAAGGAGAAGATGTAACTCTCCCTCTTGGGATCGGATGCTCTATTCCTGAAGAATCCACATAACATATTGAAACATAACTTACATAATCCTGAGGCATTGCTATAGATAATGTAGATGGGACATCAACCTCCTGAATCTTCTCTACTTTAGACACGTCATAAGAAAACTCCTGCATTGCTCTTTTAGCATGGAAGAGAACATCTCTGCGATTTGATCTACTAATTATCTTTCCTTCACCAACATAGGAGAACATGAAGTTATTTACAATATCATTCAATGTAATATATCTATACCCTCCATATTCACTACCAGTGTAATATGTTTCGTTGTTGTCAGTTATCAATCCCATTATATGTTATCTTGATTAAAGTCATTAGCTTCTTTTTGAGCAGCTGTCTGTATCACTGTTGGGTCTTTTATAATTACTCCTGAATACGCCAATATCTTAGATACTAAATCAACTTCGTCAGACTCGTGTATTTCAAAGTCTGTTGAAGCTCCTGCACTATAAATGTAAGCACCTGCCCCACCACCGGTATATCCCCATATAGGGTCAGATGGCGTGGTAACGTAATCAAGCAAAACTTGACCACTATAATCGATTGGTAGTATTTTCACTAAATTACCTTCACTGTAATATATAGGGTAGCTTTGTGTTGGCTCATTCAAACTGGAGTTTATAAGATATGGTATCTCTTCTTTTTTTACTTCCTCAAACTCTTTAAGCCTGTCTGAAGAATAAACCCCAGTTATCATGTAAACGCCATTAGGAATTGTTACGGTTCCCGATGTGTGGGTAAGAGTTGTCGATGTGTAAAATATATCAATCTTCTCTTTTATCTTCCCAGATATGTCCGCAAACTCCCTAAAATCACCAATAGCTTGCTTTCGCACAGCCCTATTATAATCATAAAACGCCTTGTCAAACAAGTCTAATTGAGCTTGCCTGGCAATGCGGTTAAATTGATCTGGAGTAAGATACCCTCTTTGTTCTTTGTTTAGGATAGCTAATACAACCCGATAAACATTGTTTACATTAATGGCCATACTTTATAAATAAAATGGGGCCGAAGCCCCATCGGTTATTTCAATTTTTTCTCTATCGTAGAGTAGACCTCAACCCCTTCATCTGTTTTGAACCATGCAGCTAATGCAGAGTATGGGTTTTCGTCAAACGGAACAGTCATTAGTTTTCTTCCGTTAGAAGCCCACTTGAAAGTTCTTTGGTCTTCTGATAATTTAATGATATTTTGCTCAACAGCTTTAAGACCCATATTCCGTATTGCGACGTTTTCATCATTAGCAAGTTCCAGGAATAATACCGGGTCGTTTTTGGCGAATATAAGTAAATCTCTTTTTACTTCTTGAGAGGTCATTTTATTTATAACAGAGCCAACATTCACTCGCACAATGGCCTCTGCATTTGTAATATCCATGTTTTTAGCAGCGTTAAGAGCGTCAATTTCAAATTCTATCATTGATAGTTCGTCAACAGCTTCTGCTTCTGCGTCAAATTCATAATATACTTTATTTCTATCAGGATGATATAGCGACAATAATTTTTGAAGTGTTTGTTTTTCTTTTGGAACAGATAAAACTCCATCCTCAAACACTATATGTGCTAATCTTGCGTCCCCTTTAAATTCATCTACAAATGGGGTTTTTTGATTTGTAGTATATTTTAATTCTCTTTCATACCCAAGTTCTTCGTCGAAATAAAAAATATCTCTAGCCTTGATAGTATATGTCAATGGGGATTTCCCATTTTTTAAAAGATACACTCTATCTTTCACAATCCAAGATCCTTCTTTTTTAGCCATAATAATATAAAATTAAATAAGTTAATAAAAGGGATAAACCCCCACCGATTAAGATGGGGGCATTCCCTAGTTTTTTGTTATTAGTTCAATAACATGAAGTTGTTAGCTCCCTGAACGATTAAACATCTTTCAGAAAGGTAGTGAACCTCCATTGCATCTAAGCTAGATGTAGAAGCGCCACCCACAGAACCAGTAATCCAGCTCTTCATTCTACGGTCGTCAGCCTCAGAAGCGCGATAACGAACATGAAGGAAAGGACGCTTAATGTTCTTGCCAAGGATTTGGTCGTAAACAGTTGAAGTTCCAGCCGGAACAAGAACGCCACGAACACCTCCTACAAGGCCACGAGTGGTAGCATCATTTAGGTATTTCCAGTCAGTCTTATAGAAGTCGTAAGAGCCTCTGCGGAAACCAGAGAATCCAAGATTCAAAGCCATATCCTCAGAGTTATTAAATACCCCATAAGAAGTACCTCCAGCGCCATAAGAATTTTGAGCGGCAAGCATATCGTCAATACCCAAAGAAACATCGCGATTAGCAAAAATCATATTTTCTTCAATAGATCCTTGTTTATCTAATTTCTTTAAGATTTCGTCAAAAGAACCAAGGTCATCAGCGGCAGATGAGCCAACAACACCAGTTGTAATGTGGCCACGATCTTCAATTGCAGCAAACAATCCCTCAGTACCAGAAACTTCGGTTAAATTTACGTTTGTAGCAGACTCAGCTTCAACCATAGCCATTTCCATGTAGTCTTCAAAGCGAGAGCGAACATCACCCTCGGCTTTGATGTACCATAAATATCCAGTTTGACCAGACTCTCCAGTTACTTCAACCCATCCAATTTGAGATGCATCAGATCCAGAGATTTCATATTTATCTTTAAGGATAATTGGCTTGTTTGTTAATGACGTGTGCTGAGGAGTTATAGCTTGAGACATTCCACTAGTTCCTTTTCCAAACTCAGAACCATAAACAAATAAAGATGCGTTTGCAGCACTAGCAGCAATAGCAGATGTGTATGATTTAACAGAGATTGCATTTCCATCGCTATCTGGGTCAGAATTAACCACATAAGCCTTGAAAATGCTTCCAGCAGTGTCTTTAATAACTACAGTCTGACCATCTCTAATAGCGTGAGATGTTAGACCTGTAATTTTTTGAGCCCCTCCAGAAACAGCGGCTACAGTTGCCCCATCATAAGAGATGTGCAAACGGCCTTGTTCCGTCCAAATGACTTGATCAGATGTCATAGGAGCCTCTGAGCCAGTTGCGCGTAAAAATCCGGATACGGTACGATCGCCGTAACGCTCTACCTCAGCCTCATAAAGGTCGGGTAAGTATTGTTGTGCCCATCCAGCTGTTCCAGCAGCTGTAAAGTCGATATAATTGCTTTCTAGTGTTTGTTTTACAGGTGAAGCGTTTGCTAATATAATATTTCCACCTGCAGTTGGAGTAATTGCAGCCATTTTTTCTTATTTTTAAATTTTTTATTTTCTAATTTTTATCCGTAATTTCGAACTATCTTCCCCTGATACAGCCCTCACTTTAACACCAGATGTTTCAATAACACCATTTGATGTTCTCCTAGGGTCCATATTGATGTTTTTAGATTCAGCTTCTAGCTGCCTAATTGCATCGGCTTTCCCCTGCTCGTAAAAGTGACTTGCTAAAGTATCAGCGTTTCTAGCAGCAAATAAAGCCTTGTGATAACCTTGCGCGTCCTTTAACATGTTATTCTCATCCAAGAACGTCTTAAATGATTCTACAATGTTACTTTGAACTTGCTTAGTTTGTTGAACATCGTTTACTCTAAATCGGTACTTACTATCTCCTACCTTGAAATCAAAACCTTTGAAATCCTCGCTGAAAACTTGTTCCGTTAATTTAGTAAACTGTTCTGACTGTTTTTGCTGCGCAGCAGTTAGTTCGTCCTGCTGTTTTGTATATGAGTTATAAAATTCAATAGCTTGTTTTTGTTCAGGACCTAACTTTGAGTTCATCTTGACCTCATCGTAATACTTGTCCTTTAAATTGTTGAGAAACTTCCTAGCTTCGGTTATTTCTTCCTTGTAAGCTAGTTTCTTTCTTTTAATATCTTTGTTATCATCTAGGTCGTCGTCATAAGAGAATTTATCTTCTATTAAGAAATCTATCTCTTCGTTATCTAGATGTGGTTTTGTTTGCTTATAGAATTCCCTTAAAAGAGCATTCTCATCTATCTTTGAATAGTCAGCGTTTAAACGGACGTAATCTTCAAGACTACCGCCCGTTTCTTTCATGAACTCTACTACCTTCTGTATATTCTCTGGTAATATTACTTCTTCTTGCGGCTTTTCAATCCTTTGCCCGACATCGGTTTGCTTTTCGATGTTTTCTTGCACCCGCAACTCTTGCCCTTCTTGTACATCATCTTGTATTAGTTCTAGCGTTTGCGTTTCTTGCTCGGCAGGGATTTCGGGCTTTTGGTCTCCTTCGACCACTTTTTGCAGTTCCACTTTGGGTTCTTCTGCGCGTAACACGCCTTCATCTGTGCTTTGCTCTTGAACGGCATTCTCTCTTAAATCTATTTTGTAAGTATTATCTTCAAACTTAACTCCAGCCTTCTCGAGAACTTTCTCTTCTTTTTGCTGAATAGAGCCTTCTTGCTCTTGTTGTAATTTTTCTTGTACTTCTGACATAATATTATATAATTTTACCTTGGTTCAAATTGCTCAAGACCAAAACCACCCATAGTATCAAAACCTGCTGATTCAAAGTCTTTTGGTGGTTTACTAGTCTTTCTTTGGTCTATCAATTCTGATTGTTGAGACGCTTGAATCTTAGTTCTTTTATCTTTTCTATCTTCCTTGTAGCTATCTCTTTCATTAATTACCTGCATTTCCATCTGTTTAAGCTTCATGTTAAGCTCAAACTCATGCATCATAAGCTCTTTCTTTAGCTGAGCTTCCCTTTCCAGCTTCTGCATCTCTAATTGAGACTTAATTTGCTCTAGCTGAGCGTCCGCCTGTGCAAGCGCCTGTTTCTTTTGCATATCAGCTTCAGCTGCTGCCTGACTAGACTGTATGTTAGATTGTGTTTGAGCTTGCATCATCTGCATTTTCTCGATTCTATCATCTTCAGCCTTTTTGCGTCTTCTAAGTTTTAATAATTGATTAGCTAATTTAACGTTCTTAACATTTCTAACGTCTATCGCATCCTCTAAAGTGATCTGATCCCTCTGTAACGCTACTTGAATATTGCTCTCTAAGAATTGTTTTTCTTCCTCATCTGGAGATACATCTAAGAATATTCCGAAGTCATGTAAGTGCAGCTTTTGAACCTCCGCCAATGTGCCTACGTTCATTTTACCTATCCCGGATATAAAAGATGCTGTTGTATTTCCAAACTCTAGTACATCTGATATTCTTAGGCAAGATGCCTCTGCTGCTTTTAACGCTAAATACAATACAGACTGGACGATGTGTCTTGTAGCTGTATTTGAATTAGCTACCGCAAGCTTCTGTATTCCGACCAACGCATCTTTATCAGGGGTAGATCCATCTCTAGCCTCATTAAGACCCGTAACGTCTCTTATCATATTTAGATAATAGTTGTACGAATTTATAAGGCTTGTTATTTTAGCTCCTGCGTTAGATGTTTGTAATTCTTGTATTGGCACTCTAGAATGATTAAATTCACCATCTTGAGTCATAGACCTACCAATTACAGAACCCGTCTGGAAGTACATGTTTAATGCTTCTTGTGGGCTGTAGTTTGTTCCATTTCCTAGATCTATTTCAGCAATACCATCAGCATCAAGGTAAACCCCATCTGGAACCATTCTAGATAAGACCTGCTGTAATTTTAAATGTGTAAGCTGAATCATGTCAGCAAATGTAGTCATTCGGCTAACAAGGGATTCAACCTGTCCTTTGTATATACGAGGAGCTACTACATTGTAAGACATCTGAACTTTAGTGGTGTCAGACTTAGGGCGAACCATATTCTCAGCCATCTTCCACTCAAGAAGCGTATCAAGACCAATTACTTTTGCACCTGTGTATAGCACTTCTATAGACCTCTGAACCTTTTCAAATCTAGCTCTCTGGTCTTTTGGAGGGTTAAACGTATCGTCCTTCTTTATAATCTTATCAGCTCCAGTAGCCGTTTCTTTTAACTTATATACTTGGTTCTTGAATGTTTTATATTCAAAGAACATAACGTACACGTTGTTAGTGTCTTCCGCATCGGAATAAGAATATGACCTACTAAAATTAAGGGCGGTATTTCCAGTTCCTTCTATTTTTTCTATATCCTCTGGGGTTAGGCTTGGGTATTGCTTTTTTAACTCAGCTATACTCATCCTGCGTACCTCTCCAACATAATATAAATCATCAAAGTATGGAGATTCAGTGTATGAATAAACTAAATCTGACGGGTCCACATACTGTAATGTAATCCCTTCCGCTGTGTTAAATGAGTTTTTATGACATCCTATACCTAGAGTTACAATGTCGTAAGCTATCCTGTTTTGTAGTAATTCATATTTGTTATGGTCAAATATGTTAGATATAGCTTCTTCCGCTGCAATCTCAATAGATTGCTTGTAATCCAATTGCATGTGTAACTGAAGCTCTTCTGTTGACTCTGGAAGTTCTTCTTGATTAGTTTTAAACATGTTTATTCCAAACTCCTGCTGAACAGCCTCTAAGAGCTGTCTATTCTGCATGTCGGAAAGTATATTGTTTAGATAATCTGTTTTCTGCTTTATAGACGCTGGATCTTGAGAGTATGCTTTAACCTCATAAGGTCTTTCACTTATCCCGTTAACAACGATGTCAACAAATTTAGGAATAATTGGGACTGGCTTCCAGTCTAAATTTAAATAAGATAAATCTCCATTTATAGATAATTCATCTTTGTATTTTTGTATTGACTGCTCTCCCCTAGCGTAAAGTCTTAACCTGTGAAAGTTGTCTCTATTAGTAAGGTACCTCGTCGCGCCACCTTCTTTCTTAAACCACTCCCCTTCAATAGCCCTAGCTACATCAAGCCCATACTGTGTACTTGCTTTCTCTGCGTCACTTACTGCTTGTGAAGGAAATATACCCTTTGGTAATGTCTTTTGCATCTATTCTAGTATTTTTGAAATAGCTCCTGAGTTGTTGAATTTCTTAAACCCAAAATCAAGCTTTTTAACTTTCTTGTCTTCAGTAGGCTTGTATAAATGTCTATTGCAAGCCATAATTGCTAACCCAGAGCTAATAGCGGCATCATACCTTGTCCTATTGTTGATGTCGAAACCAGACCAGTCTTGAAGTGTTCTATCAAAATACATTGTCCCATAATTTCCATCTCCGATGTGTCCAACATATTTATCAATATAACTTTCAATAGCTGCGGCATGAGCCTGTTTTATATCTTCTCCAGAGTTAGGTATGCCACCTATTTCTTTTTCAGCATGAGATAATTTTGTGAAAGTTTTGTCTGGTCTATTCATTGAAAACCCTCTGTATCCCCTACGCTTAATATAATATAAAAGTCTTGGTTTGTTATTCTCCGCCAGTATAGGCATCCCATAAAATATAAGTGCCATTAACACGTCTTCAAAGAATATCTCCGCTGTCTGCGGTCTAGCTATGTATTCTAAGAAGAATGTGTTACTTGGTGCTTCCTCCATGTTAAACTTTGTTAACCCATGCAAAGCACCTTTGGAGCCTCTCTTATCAACAGTTCCGGATATATCGTAACTATCGCAACCGAATGCTCCGATATGTTCGTTACCTGGATATTTAACTCCATTTTTTTCTATTACACGATTTTGTAAATTTATACTTGGTATCCAGGACACCTTAAACCTACCATTTGATTCAGGGACAAACATTACTCGTGTATCTTTTATGCCGTTCTCCCATTGAAAATTACCTTTTGTCACAACATTAGAATAACCTATTCCTTCATTGTAATCTATCTGTTCGTATATCTTGACGAGGTTAAATATACTATTTTTAGTTTCATCTCTAAACGCGTGCTGCTCTGTTCTTGGGAACTGCCTGTAAAATTCGTTAAGACCATCTTGATCGTCCCTAAGCCCATCCGCTTCATTTTCCCAATGCTCTACAACACCTATTTCAATCTTTTCTCCAAGCGGGCCTTCAACTGGATTGGCTGGTGTATCGAATACAGGTAATCCAAAAGTATCAATGTATCCTTCGTAGTTCCATTCCATAGGGATGAACAGACTATATAATCCACTGCGAGTCTGTCCATTCTTGTTTCGCTTTGTAACGTCTGAGTCATAATAAAGTTTTTTGAAGTTTTCCCCTCCTTTATCCAAGGCATTTGAGGTTGACCCCATCATACACTTCCCAGTTATTCGACTACCAAGACGAAGTGTTGTTTTTGTAACCCTCCAGTTATTTAATATATTATCAGGTTTTAGCCATTTGCCAGCCTCATCATGGACTAATAAACTTAGTTTTTCACCATCATAAGAGTTGTCACCTGTATTTTTCCAGTCAATTGTAGTGTCAAGGCCCTCCATTATCTTAGCATCTTGAACATTGACTATATTCTTCTTTGTTAGTTTCGATGCTGGAACACGATAGGCTAACTCTGTTTTAGGCCTATCCATACCGTCTTGTATCGGCTTAAAGAAGAAAGGATAGTTTATTGATATTGGGACAACCTTATCCGTAAACATCTTCTTGGCATCCCCACCAGACTTTGATAATATACCAAATCTAGAGTCAGAGCTTATTGTTGCTAGATTAACTGTTTCGGCAGAAGACATAAAAGAGAACCCAGAACGTCTATTCTTCAAATAACACATTCCGTAACATCTACTATCTACCTTACAAGCCTCCCAGAATATGAAAAACAATCTGTTTGCTTCCCTAAAATCTGGCTTACCAACATCTATCTTAGTCCACTGCAAATACATATAATGAGATCCTGTAATATATGTAGGAGTTCCATTGTTGTAAAACCAATGACCGTCTTCACGTTTGGTAAATTCTGAATCAATATAACTATACCACTTTTCTTTAAACTCTTTTGGATATCCGTCCCACTCAAATATGCTTTTTATTTGCTTCAATTCCTTTGGATACTCAGACGCAATCCATTTGTTAGCTCCCTTTGGTAAGTTAGATGGTTCTTTTGGTAAGGCTATTTTTAGATTCTGTATCTCATATATATCACCAATCTGTCCAGTCTTGCTTATAACAACAATATCGTGTTCCTTGTTATATCCATATTCCCAGGCTTTTTTCTTATTAAGCCTTATAAGTGTGTTTGTCCTGATTGGTTCTACTATCCTGAATAAAGCATGATCTTTAGTCATTATTTAGATCTCCTTTCTGCAAATCCTTTAAATACTTTACTCTCGTCTTGCTCCTTAGGCTTATTCTCCAGCCTATCTTTCTCCTCTTCAACACGATTTAATATTTCAAAAGCATCAAAGATTGCGAGCTTTTTGGTAGCGGCAGCATTTTTTAATCTGTCACTACTTACATCGTCTTCAGTATTTGTTATTATCTTTTCCTCAGCAACCTTTATTAGCTCCTCAACTGCTCGATAACCAGCCTGTATGATACTCCTCTTCGTCTCCTTGATATTCATATTGTACACAAATAGAACTTGTTGGCACTCTGTAAAGCAATTCTCCGTCTATTACAAACTCGTATTCACTTTCTGGAGTAAAGCCAACTAAATCATTAAATTTAACACCATTTCTTTTTAGATCATTATCAACATATTTGATAATTCCTTTTAATTCAGCCTTAGAATCAACATTGAATTCATCCCTGTTCATCAACGGCTTAACGAAGCAGTAACCCTCAAGAGGCTTCCATTCTCCGTTTCTTTTATACATGTAGATCTGTTCTGAATCTACAAAATACTCATCTTCTTTATAATAGCTTTTAGAGTTCTTTTCATTTCCTCTAATATCATAGAACCTTCTAAAAACATTATGATGAAGCACAACTTCATCACCTCTTTTAATTCCTGTTTTTTCATTGACTGGAGTCTCAATAACAATACCTATCCTACTAACATATTGATGATTCTGCATTTCTGTATTCAGTATTAACTCTGAATCCCCTATCTTTTTAGTATTTTCGTATCTTTGATTTTTTGGTTTTATGATAAAGCTATATAAACTCCTCATTAATATTCTAAATTAAATTCAACACTAATGCCCATGTTTTTGTTAAATTCTTTCCATGGAAGAACGTCATTGTCTTTTGTTATATATACGACATATTTATCGTCCATTTCAATTATATCACAAATCTTATGCCCTCCATAAACCTCCTGGCCCATAGAGTAATGCATCGCTGAATCTTTATAGTCTCTCCCTATTGATATTTTTCTTATTAAATTCATTTCTCTGATTTTGACTTTATTTTAGTGTATTTCTCAATTCCTCTTGATCCAAAATATGCGACGTAAACTGTAACTAACAGGGTCTCCATTAACTCTATCCAGTTTCTATCCATTGTGAATATTCCTATTGAATCGAATATAATGTACACTGTAACAATTACCGTAAGATAAAGAACTATAATTGGCCTTGCTATTTTAGCTATTTTATTATCAGATGAAGCATCAGCCTCCCAACGCTTTGTAACATCGTCCATCTCTTTCTCGTCGAGCTCTAACAAATTTAAAGCTATGCCTTTATCGCTTTCGTGCATAGTCTTATCCTCTGTAATGAGATTTTTAGCCAAACCCAATAATCCTTTGTCGGGTATAGAGTCTCCAATAGCTCTGACGATGTATGAGCCATTTTTAGTTAAAAACGCTCCGACCTTAGTGTCTTTAAATTTTTTCTTCGGCATCAGTATTTCCCTTTCTTGTTTTTAGGACTTGACTTGGTAGATCCTCCTTTCCCAGCCCATAAGTTTTTACAAGCCCAATATCTTGCGGTTAGTTTACTAGAAGCGGAAGAACATTTGTGTCTAGCTTTAAAAGACTTTCTAGCTGCGTCTGAATAATTATGACCATATCCCTTGGCTCCGAAGTGAATTATCTTTTCAGTCCCACCTTGACAAGCCTTAACCATCTTCTTTTTCCCTGGCCTTGTACTCGCTCTTGGCTTATTGCAAGGCATACTTTCTTTATTAACTTTCTTAGCCATTACTTACCGCATTTATGACCTTTTGTAATTGACTTTCCACACTTACTGCATTTCTTCATTGCAGTCTTAGAACCTGAGGCTTTCTTTTTGTACATCATAATTATCTATCTTTATCTTTTAACATATCATCCATAGCTTTATTCATGACTTTGTCTGTATATGTTTTGTTTTCATAGAATACATTAACTCTTGATGTTGGCAAATCTTCTTTACCTAAGAGTATCCTGTACATCCTTGTTATAAGCATTTTTGTTTTTAGTGAGACGGCATATATATTATGCTTTCCAGATTTTCTGTCAGCAGATCTCCACACAACAACCCATCCATTCTTCTTAAACCTAGACCAACGATGCTTGTCCCATGTATATATGTAGGTCCCTTCCTTAAAGTCATTTATAGTAAATCGCTCTAAAGCGTCAAGGTATATTAATAGTTCAAGATCGCTTTCAGTTATGCCATTTGTTTTAGCAGCCCATTTTCGAACTAATCTATAATATTTTAAAAACTTAATGTCCCTAAGATCCTCAACACTAATGTTCATTCCACAAGAACTATATCTCTCTGCTTAATAACAGAATATTGATTATTATCAAAAAGAATATTGTGCCCTGAGTGCTTATCGTAATATATATTATCCGATTCCTTTATTCCTTGTGTTAGATTCCCACAACTTATAATAACACCTTTCAAATACCGTATATCATCTGTTGTGTTATCTGTAAGAATAAAGCCTCCAACCTGTTTTGGCTCCTCCTTAATAGGCTTGATAATTACATAATCATTTATTGCTTGCATCACCTATTCTTTTATTTGATATAATACAATCTGCTGACACAATTGTTAAAGCAACACTAACCGCATTTTTTAAAGCTGTCTTGGTCACCAATGCAGGATCGATAATCCCTTTCCTAACCATGTTAACCATATTTCCAGTAGTAACATCAACGCCTCTTCCGGACTGTTTATTCACTAATGGGAAATCAGATGATATTCCAGCGTTTTGTAATATTGTATGAAACGGAGCTTGAATTGCTCCTAATAAAATCTTTTCAGCATCTGAAGACGGTTTTATTTTTAACGATGCATCCAACAAAGCTACCCCTCCTCCAGGAACAATACCTTCTTGTAGCGCAGCTTTAACCGCATATATTGCATCTTCAACCCTGTCTTTCTTCTCCTTTAATTCTACCTGACTCTGAGCCCCTACCTTTATAATTGCAAGAGAGCCATTTAACATAGCTAATCTTTGCTCTAGTTTCTTTTTAATATAAGGATTCTCTTCACTCTCTATTTTTTCAACAACAGTTTTGACCCTATCATCAAGACCATCTATCTCATCAGCGACCTTTAGAACTGTGTTTTTATCAGTTGTAACAGCTTTTAACACTTCCCCTAATACAGAAGCATCCATTAACTCTAAATCATCCCCTAGAGACTCGTCAATGAGTTTTGCGCCAGTCAATAAAGCTAAGTCTTGTAGTGTGTCCAGCTTTGTTGGCCCGAACCCAGGCAAGTCCACTATATTAACTTTTATATTTCCTTTTACCTTGTTCATTAGTAACGCAGACATCGGCTGTTGCGATACCTCCCCGACAATTAAAAGGCTTCTCTTTTCTTTTATAATATACTCTAATATATTCTGTATCTTTCTGACACTCTCTATTGGTGTTTTACTTATCAATATTAACGGATTATCAAGCTCGCATTTGTCTTTCTCTACATTTGTTGATAAATGCTGTGACTTTAATCCTGAATCAAAGCTAACTCCTTTTTGAAGGTCAATATATGTTTTATCAGTTTCTGACTCCTCCATTAAGACAATTCCATTTTTGCCTACAAACCTATATCCCTGAGCTATAATACGACCTAAGTCTTCATCGTTATTTGTAGATATAGAGGCTACATCTTCTAAGTTTTCCTCAGTAACATCTTTCTTTATAGAGTCAATGTACTTAATAACTTTTTCTAGTGCAGTTTTAGTTCCGTTTTTCAACTCCCTAAAATCAAAATGACTTTGCCTTAACCGAAACAGAAGAGCATCCGCTAATACTGTTGCGGTTGTTGTTCCGTCCCCGGCTTGTTTAACTGTGTTCCTTGCAGCTTCTTTTATCAGTGTAGCCCCCATATTTTCTACAGGATCTATCAATATAACACTTTCAGCTACAGTAACCCCATCTTTTGTTATTATTGGTTTTCCAAGTGCATCTTCATAGATAACGCACTTTCCGGAAGCGCCAAGAGTGGAGCTGACCGCTTGGGCCAGCTTCTTCACTCCTCGACTTATTGCATCACTTGCATCCTTACCGAATGTCAAGTCTTTAACGATCTCACTAGGATTATTGTATTCCATTAAATTAAATTTAGGTTAGTGGTTATTCAAAAGTTTTAACAACGACAGGCCCTTTCATGAGCTCTAATCGTTTTTGGTAATAAGAGATGGAGCTATCTATTGCTCTCTCACAGGCTTCAATGGTTTCTCTTCTAGTTACATCGCTCCATTCATCGTTCCAAAAGTACTCTGACTGGAAATAGCCGTTTGGTAATTCTACAATTCTCCAGTTTTTCTTTTGCACAACGTGCTCCCAAAGATTTCTGGTTTCTTCGGATACACCACTACCACCTTGTGGTCTGGTGAAGGTTGAATAAAAATAGGTCATAATGGTTAATTAAAAGTTACTCTTCTGGTTTGACGAAAGTACCATCATCGATATTAACCGAGATGTTTCCGTACTCCTTTTGAAGTTCGTTCTGGTAATCTTGTAGCCTTTCTTTAGCTAAAACAGCATCATGTAATAACTCATGTTTGCGAGCGTCTAACATTCCAATTTCAGCGTGAATCCTGGTTAAGGTTTCTAGTTTTGACTTCAGAATACGAAGTTGTTCGTCTGTTAATTTACTTTCCATTTAATTAAATATTTAAGTTGTTATTTTGTAATTACATATTCTTTAATTAAGAAAAGGACCACCCAGCAAATGTGTGATATCCGTTTCTAGATTGCCAAGATTCATCATATTGAATTTCCGCATCTTCCCATCCTTCAGGGTAGATTACACTACCTTCTTCATCTATTAATGAACTACCGTCCCACAGAATATCGACAGAGTATTTGTCCGATAAAACACCTTCTGTTACTACGTTTCCTTCTTCATCGAATGTTGGCTGGGTAACCCATAAATAACCAAGTCTAACGATCGAATGGCGATGAGTCGGATAGACATTACCTTCTTCGTCTGTTGCACTTGGTAAAGCATCTATTAAAGCATCAGCAGCTTCTTTAGATGAAAATTCATATTTTTTAAATAATTCGTTTGCCATTTTAACTCATTTTAAACTATTTCTTCCTCAAACGTAATTCCTGCTTCTGCAAGCTTGTCCAACCACTCTTGCTCAACCACATAGGTGTCAACAATAGGATGTGGTGTAATCATTTCTTGTGTGGTTTCTATCTTGCCGTATGCTTTAACATCAAAGACTTCATCATCTCGGCAGATGAAGTATGTAACTTGTTCAGGTTTAGTGATTTTCATATTTTATTTTTTTAAGATTAAGCAGGACCACCATCAACGATAGTCCATCCGTATGTTACTTGTAGAGATGTTCTTGCTGCTTCTGCTGCTCCACCTGCGGTGTATTTAGAATTTCCAAAGCTTATTGATAACCCGCTTGTTGGTGCTTGTGCCTCCCACGCTATTAATGTAGCATCGTATGTAGCGGTAGGTATGGTAACGCCTACTGCGAAGTTTGTAAAGTTAGTGACTTGGTCGATGTCCCACGCACTAATATCTAAATTGGTTAATGATGTGCAGCCGTAGAATGTAGATACCATATTCGTAACACTACTTGTATCCCATAAACTTACATCTAAGGTTGTTAAAGATGAGCAGCTAAAGAATGTATTAAGCACACTCGTAACACTACTTGTATCCCATCCACTCACATCTAATGTTGTTAATGATGAGCAGAAGGTGAATGTAGATTGCATACTAGTAACACTACTTGTATCCCATAAACTAACATCTAAGGTTGTTAAAGATGAGCAATTTAAGAATGTCTGATACATAGTAGTAACACTACTTGTATCCCAAGAGCTTACGTTTAATGCGGTTAAAGATGAGCAATCTCGGAATGTCGCATTCATATTAGTAACACTACTTGTATTCCAATAACTGACATCTAAATCGGTTAATGATGAGCATCCATAGAATGCAATACTCATATTCGTAACGCTACTTAAATCAGGCGCATCAGAAGCGGTTACGTTAGTCAAATTATCGCAGCCGTAAAAAGCATATAACATTGAAGTCCAACCTACATTACCCCAATTACGAATATCAATTAACTTAGACCTGTCTCCTGTGTTATTGAAACGTATCTGACCTGTTGCGGCAGTAACCTTAACGTCATACGTTCCAACAGAAGGATATGTATGCGTTTGAGTGCCTGACAAACCAGCATCCGAACTACCATCTCCCCAATCAACATCATAAGTACCTACCCAAGGCAATGTAAATTGGTCTGAACTACTGGTACCTGCATTATCTGTTTTAACAGTAATTATGAATTCAGCAGTATCTGTTTGTCCACTATCTGTTATACTCCAGCCAAAACCTCCTAACGCTTTATCTGTTGTTAGTTTACGTTTAGCAGCATAGCTTAAATAGCTATTCTGACTACTTCCGAAGTTAATGCTTATAGTAGGGGTGTATCCAACGCCATCAGGGTAAGCTGTTTGTAATTGAGATTCCCAATTGTTTAGGATGTCATCGTATGTAGCAGTAGGTATAGTAACGACGTCTGCGAAACTTGTAAAGCTAGTGACTTGGTCAATATCCCATAAACTAACGTCTAAATCAGTTAAGGATGAGCAATTTTGGAATGTCTGATACATCTGCGTAACACTACTTGTGTCCCAAGAACTTACATCTAATGTTGTTAAGGATGTGCAGTTACGGAATGCATAACCCATAT